CAGCAGCGCGGGCCCACGTTATAAGCAAAGTTTAGCTTTTGGGGCTGGTTGAGCTAGCCAAACTGGCAGGCAGTCTCAAACAGATCTTGTCAAGTGAAATCTAGCAAAATCGACAAGGCTTCGAAGGAATCCAGAGATTCCGTACCCTCTAAAAAAGAGCTTGCGGCGGAATGGGTGGAGATTACCGCGCTCAAGCCGTGGGATCGCAACCCGCGGCGCAACGATGACACGCATATTCAGCGGGTAGTCGAGAGCATCAAGCGCTTCGGGTTTGCTGCGCCGATCCTTGCTCGTCGTGAAGACGGCGAAGTGATCGCGGGGCACACGCGGCTCAAGGCTGCCGAGATGCTCGGGATGACTCGCGTGCCGGTACGGTTCCTGGACCTGGATCCAGCCGATGCGCACCTGCTCGCGCTTGCGGACAATCGCTTGAACGAGCTTGGCTCTTGGGACAACGAGCAGCTCATTGCGCTACTCGGTGACCTACGACAGCAGGGCACGGACGTCGCGCTCGTAGCCGGTTGGCACGATACCGAGATTGATGCGTTGCTCAACACGACAGCAGAAGCGATCGCGCCGGAAGGGTTCAAGTCCTTCGATGAGTCGATCGAGACCGAGCACAAGTGCCCCAAGTGCGGGTATGAATGGTCGTAAAGCGTAAGCAGGCACCAGCGAAGCCGCCTTACCGCGTGCCGAGCATGGCCGAGATCCGGGCCCTGCCGTGGAACGGTTTCAAGGTCGTAAGCACGTTCTCTGGTGGCGGCGGGTCTTGCCTTGGCTACCGCATGGCCGGCTTCAAGGTGGTCTGGGCGAATGAGTTTATCCCCGCAGCGCGTGAGACCTACCAAGCGAACTTCGAAAGCACGATTCTTGATCCGCGGGATATCCGAAAGATCCAGCCCGAGGACATTCTCAAGGCTACCAAGCTCAAGGTCGGTGAGATTGACTTGCTCGATGGCTCCCCGCCGTGTGCGTCCTTCTCGACGGCCGGTAAGCGTGAAGAAGCCTGGGGCAAGGTCAAGGCCTACTCGGATACGGCCCAACGCGTTGATGATCTGTTCTTCGAGTACGCGCGCCTACTCAAAGGTCTTCAGCCGAAAACCTTCGTAGCCGAGAACGTCTCGGGTCTCGTGAAGGGCACGGCCAAGGGCTACTTCAAGGAGATTCTGGCAGCGCTCAAGGCATGCGGGTATCGCGTAGCCGCCCAGCTTCTTGATGCCCAGTGGCTCGGTGTTCCGCAGGCACGACAGCGATTGATCTTTGTCGGCGTGCGCAATGATCTCGGTCTAGCGCCCGCACACCCAAGCCCGCTGCCCTATCGATACAGCGTACGCGATGCGTTGCCGTGGATTACTGCCGTGACACACGACGCTAGGGGTTTCGAGGGTACCCGTGTTTTCGATGTTGCGAACGAGCCCATGTGTACGATCCGTTCCGCGGGTGGTGGCTCAAATATGCGTTTTCATGTGCAGGCTCAGAGCCGGGCCGTGAGCGTCGCAACGCACAAGAAAACGCGATCACTCGACGAGCCTGCTCCCACCGTGCTTACGCACGGCCGGCGTCACACGAATTCTGAGATCTCTCTCGTGATCGAGCCTGAGGCAGATATCTCGCGCTATGCGGTCGGTGCCGAATGGGACAAGCTCAAGCAAGGCGAGCAGAGCGAGAAATACTTTCAGCTCGTGCGCCCGGATCCGAACGCGCCGTGCCCGACAATCACTCAGCGTGGCGGGGATGCGTCCGTTGCATCAGTCACGCACCCGACGGAGCGGCGTAAGTTCTCAATCGCGGAACTCAAGCGGATCTGTTCATTCCCGGATGACTTTGTGCTCAAAGGCACCTACGCTCAGCAATGGGAGCGCTGTGGTCGTTCCGTTCCCCCGGTCATGATGGCGGCAATCGCTTCCACGGTTCGTGACCAGATTCTTCGCAAGCTCTCATGTGCGGCCTAGTCGGGGGTCTATGGATCCAGCCGACTACCATCGAACGTGGAATCGCCGCACTGATTCACCGTGGCCCGGATCAACAATCCATCTTCCAGGCCGGTGACGTCGTACTAGGCCATACGCGCCTGGCCATCCTAGACCTCGATCCTCGCAGCAATCAGCCGTTTCACTACGGCAAGGTTGCTCTCGCATTCAACGGAGAGATCTGGAATTACAAAGCCGTCCGAGCCCAACTCCAGACGCTTGGCAAAACCTTCACTACGACCGGTGACACCGAAGTCGTAGCCGCCGCGCTCCAGACGTGGGGCCCTGCTGCGTTGGCCAGGCTCAATGGGATGTTTGCCCTTGCCTGGACGAATGACGGCAAGACGCTGCACCTAGCACGCGATCGTTTTGGTGAAGTCCCGCTGCACTATGCGCCCACCAAGCCGTTTGTGTTTGCGTCCGAACTCAAGGCACTGCTTGCCCTACGAGTCCAGCCCGCAGCGATCACGGATGTAGGACCGGGTGAGCGCCTAGAAGTCTCTGCCAAGGGCATTCGGAAGGCTCGTTGGTACGATCCCCCTGCCCGTCCCGTTCCGATGACACCCGAAGCCGCGCGGGCCTCCCTACGTGGCTTGATTGAACGAGGGTCTAGAGAGCGAGCGATTAGCGACGTCCCGGTCTGTACCCTACTATCCGGCGGGATTGATTCGGCCGCGGTGGCCTACTTCCTAGCCCAAGAGCGTCCCGGGCTTGTAGCCTACACGGCCGTTCTGGATCGCAAGTCCAAAGACCTCCGGGCGGCTCGAGAGGTTGCTGCTGCGCTTCGGATCGAGTTACGCGAAATTCGCGTCCCGCCGCCATCAGCCGATGACCTGGCCAAGGTCGTGCGGGTCATCGAGCAGCCCTACAAGGCACAGGTCGAGATCGGCTGGGCTTGTCTACGGCTTGCCCAGGCCATGCATAGCGACGGCTTCAAGGTGACGTTTAGCGGGGAAGGTTCGGATGAACTCTGGGGCAGCTACGGCTTTGCCTACCACGCGCTCAAAACGCAGGACTGGCACACCTACCGCAAGAACCTGTTTCTGACCCAAGCCCGCAAGAACTTCCCCCGGTGCAACAAAGTCTTTATGGCCCACTCCGTAGAGTGCCGCCTGCCGTTTCTTCACCCGCCCTTGGTTGAGTTCGCGCTTTCGCTCCCCCAGCGGGTTGTTCAGGATGGCAAGGCGCGCCCCAAGGCGGTCATTCAGGATGCGATGGCGGGACTACTTCCCGCTATCGTGACGCGGCGCCCTAAGGTTGCCTTCCAGGACGGCATGGGCCTCAAAGCGGTCATTGAGTCCAGGCTTGCAAGCCCCCAGAGTTTCTATGCAGCCGAGTACCGACGAACCTTCGGACGACAGTCTCGAGCATCAGCCTAGCGGTCGGTGGTCGTTTGACCATGCCGTTGCAAGCTGTTTCGATGACATGCTTGCACGCTCGATCCCGCAATACGAAGCGCTCCGAGACGTCGTCACGCGGTTAACCCTTCGGTACGCACAAGACGGCACTGAGATCGTGGATCTTGGTTGTAGCCGTGGTAGTGGGCTTGCCCCGATTGCCGACGCGCTCAAAGGCCGATGCACGTTCGTCGGGACGGAAGTCTCTGAACCGATGCTCGCCTATGCCCGCGAGCAGTTTGCCGATCGGCCAGATGTCAGCATCCGGCAGCATGACTTGCGTGATACCTACCCGGACGTTCGTGCAAGTGTCACGCTTGCGATTCTTACTTTGCAGTTCGTGCCGGTTGAATACCGAGCTCGTATCGTCTCTGATGTCTTTCGTTCTACGGTGCCGGGCGGCGCCTTTCTGTTTACAGAGAAGGTCATCGGCTCCACCGTTCGGATCGATGACACCCTGATCGCGGAATACCACGCATACAAGCAGTCCCAGGGCTATTCCCCAGAAGCGATCGAGCGCAAACGCGCCTCTCTTGAAGGGGTCTTGGTTCCGATGCGCGCAGCATGGAACCACCAGATTCTCCAAGGCGCAGGCTTTACGCACGTTGAATGCGTCTGGCGTTGGATGAACTTCGCCGCCTGGGTTGCAATCAAAGACGGATCCCATGGCTCGGGTCACCAAACCGACCAAACTAACCCCGGAACTCTCTGAGAAGATCTGTAGCGTCCTTCGAGCCGGCAACTACGTCGATACCGCAGCGGCCTACGCAGGCATTGCCAAGGATCGGTATTACGACTGGCTACGGCGTGGCGCGCGGGCCATTCAAGCGAATGACACGAGTGACGAGGAAGCTCCGTACCGAGACTTCCATGACGCGGTGCACGAAGCGATCGCAGCGTCCGAGATCCGCGACGTTGCGCTGATCGCCAAGGCTGCAACGGAGCAGTGGACAGCCGCCGCGTGGCGCTTAGAGCGTCGCTACCCGGAGAAGTGGGGCCGCAAAGAGCGGCACGAGCATACAGGTAAAGACGGTGGGGCTATCGCAATCGATCTCCGATGGGCAGATGAAAAGACGGGTGAGGATTCGGAACAAACCGAGCCTTCACCCGAAACAGATTGAGGTAGCTGATCATCCTGCGCGCTGGAAGGTTCTGGTCTGCGGCCGTCGCTGGGGCAAGACGCGCCTTGGCGTGGCAATGGGCGTGGTTAGAGCCATCGCTGGCCAAAGGGTCTGGTGGCTCGCTCCGACGTATGCGCAGGCTGGTATCGCATGGCGTCTCGTTGTCCCGCTGGCAGGTCAGGTGCCAGACGTTGAGATCCGAGTCGCCGAGAGGTGCATTCGATTCCCCGGTGGCGGTGAGTTCTGGTTCAAGTCGAGCGATAACGCCGACAACCTTCGCGGTGAGGGCATTGACTTTGTCGTCGTCGATGAAGCCGATTTCCAACCCGGCGAGGTCTGGGAGAATGTGATTCGCCCAGCGCTTGCCGATCGCAAAGGCGGAGCCTTGTTCGTCTCGACGCCCAATGTCGAAGACGGCTGGTTTCATGAGCTTTATAAAAGGGGTGAGCGCGGTGAATCTGGCTGGAAAAGCTGGTCTTTCCCGAGCGAAACGAATCCTTTTATCGATCCTAGTGAGATCGCTGTGGCACGGGCAGCGGTGCCAGACATTGTCGCTCGGCGAGAGTTTGGCGCGGAGTTTGTTTCCGCGGGTGGCGCTCGCATCAGCCGAGCGTGGCTGCAGACGACCGAGCCGCCCGAGGGCCTATCCATCACGATGGGCGTGGACCTCGCGATTAGCGAAAAGACCTCCGCGGACTACACGGCGGTGGTGGTACTGGGGCGTGCGCCGAAAGGTGAACTGTGGATTCTAGACGCGCGCAGAGTTCGGGCGCCGTTTTATCAGGTGCTCGAATTCATCAAGCGGGCTGCGGCCGATTGGAATCCACGAAAGATCGCCATCGAGCAGGTTCAGTATCAGGCCGCGGTGATTCAAGAGCTTCTTAGGACGACGTACCTGCCAGTGGAAGGCGTTCGGCCCGATCGGGATAAGCTAACCCGTTTCCAGCCCCTTGAAGCGCGCTATGAGCAGGGGCTGATTCACCACGCTCCGGATCTTAATCCCGACTTCACGCGTGAGTTACTCTCGTTTCCGGTCGGCACCTATGACGACTTTTGTGACGCCGCGGCTTACGCATGGATTGCTCAGTCGGTTCCCCCGGCGAGCGCGACCGATGACTCTCCGTTGAATGACTACTGATGGCAGTCTATGGCATCGCAACGCCCGGCGAGCGGTCGCTGTCGGACTTCTACGGTCGCAACGCGACGTACGGCAGCACGCGACGATACAGGGAGGCCACCGAGGCGGAGGCGTACAACTTAGGTCTGCAGGACGAGTACCACGGCAAAAAGCCTTGGGATGACCCGACTGCCAAGCTCTCGGAGAAGTCCGCCAAGATCAAAGTGCCTCTGTACGCGGAGGCGATCAACGCGCTTGGGTCTTTCGTCTGGGGGCAAGGCACGTTCCCCAAGGCGATTGTCGGCGCCACACGCGACGATGAGAGCCAAGGTGAGCCCGGCGAGATCGGCCCTGCCCTACAGAGCGATGACGCGCAGAAGCTCACCCGATTCGTGGCGGCGATGGTCGAGGCTTCGGACCTTGACCGAGCGATGCGAGAGGCTACACGCAAGGCCTTGATCACCACCTCCTGCGCATTGATCCTGGGCTGCCAAGGCGGCTACGTGATCGCGCAGAGCGAGCCCGGCAAGCATTGCACGCCGACGTTCGATCCAGTCTGCCCCAAGCGCCTAACCAAACTCGACATCATCTACCAGCACCAGAAGGAAGTCCCGAATGGTGTGGGTGGCGTTCGGCTTCGGTGGTTCTGGTACCGACGCACGATCGACACCGAGAAGGACACCGTCTACCTGGAGGAGATGGTGGTGGCGGGCCGACTGCCCGAGTGGAAGGTCGATCCAGACAAGACCGTGGAGCACGGCTTGGGGTTCTGTCCCGTCGTCTGGCTTCGTACGCTCCCGGATTCAAGCGATCCGCTCGACGGCAGGCCCGTCATCGATCCCCAGCTTTACCCGATGCTCGACGCGGTCAATCTTACGATCAGCCAACGTGATCGTGCCGTGGCCTACGGGTGTGAGCCGCAGGGCATTCGCAAAGGCGTAGATCTTGGCCAGCGCGAGGAACTCCGGAAGAACCCCGGCAAGGTATGGGACCTACCCGAAAACGGCGGCTTCGAGTGGGCGGAGATTAGCGGCGAGGGGGCGATTCGGGCCACCGAGCATCTCAATGATCTAACGGCACGCTTTCATGCAGCGACCCGCGTGGTTGCGTTTAGCCCAGAGCATCTGCGCGGCGACGTCTCCGGACGCTTCCTCGAGATGATTCACGCACCGATGATTGCCCTTGCGGGCGATCTTCGGAGCGACCTTGGGCGCGATGGCTATGCCGAACTAATCAAGCTTGGCCTTCGGCTGGTGGCTACGGTTGTTGAGCGCGGCGAGGACGTTTGGATCCCAGGCGCGTATGCTGCAGGCGATCTGCTTACCCGGGCTCAACTCGCTGGCCCTTGGCTCGATCCGCCCGTAACGCTGGCATACAGCAAGTACTTCAGCGAGACGCCCGCCGAGCAACAGGCGCGGGTCACCACGGCACAGACCGCGGTTGACGCGGGATTTATCTCCAAGCACACCGCGACCCGAGAGCTGGCTGACGTGTTCCACGTGGAAGATCCTGAAGCGGAACACGAACTCGCCGAGCAAGAAGCCGACGAGGCGCGCCAACGGGCCATGGATGACATGGCCGCGCAGGCAAGTCTGAAAGACCCGGACGGCGACGGGGACGATGACACCATGCCCAAGGGCGATACGGATAAGGACTTCGCGGGCGCGCCCGCTGGCAAATCACCAAGCAAGCAGCGCGTGAAACCGCGCGAGTAGGTTCATTATGGCAACGACACAGACCGTTTATGGCGTAGATGAATTGAAGGGCAGCCAGACCAACGGAACCCTTCGCGTGTTCCGCGCTACCGTCGGCGTTTCAGGCGGTTACCTGACCGGGACCAAGCCGAACTTCAACTTCCTCTCTGCAATCCAGAATAGCCACATGGGCGTGACGGCCGTGAAGGTCAAGAGCGCAACCGCGTTTCGCGACTACAACGACGGCACCAACATCTACACCGCGTCGAATGCCGTGATTGCGCTCGCAACCGTGAACAGCGGCTCGACGAACGACAAGATCACCTGGACCGTCGAAAGCGGCGCCACAAACGGGGACACGGGAACGGAAGTTTCCGATGCCACAGCGCTCACGCTAGCAGGGCAATTTGAGTTCATCGTTGTGGCAGAACTCATCTTCGGAAGCTCGCCCGGCGCTTACTAAGTCGATGCTATTGTGAGGGTCAACGGGACCTCTCTGAGATCGTACGAGTAGCAAGTTGCCCAGGTCGGCGGGCCTTCCTTTCGTCTCACGAACTGCATGCAAACCGTAAGACCTTCGATGAGTAAACGCGCATCGAGCCACCCGCGATAGCCATCAAGAATGCATTGTTTGATCGCGTCGTTCGTTGCGCGAATGAATTGCGGCGAGGTTTCTGCGACCGCTCTGTCCAGCGGCGACCGAGTGTCCATACGAATGGATAGCATATCCCTCCACCGCCTCGCTCGGCGTCACAGAGCGTAACTGGAGAACACCATGTCTGATGCAACCACACCGGCCGCTCCGGCGGCCGCAACGCCTTCCCCTGCCCCGACCGAGACGCCCGTTGTCCATGACTTCCAAAGGATGTCACTGGATCAATTCAACGGGCGCCTAAAGGCTGAACGTGAGGCCGCGCGGCGCGAATGGCTCAAAGACCTCGGCGCCGACAAGATCGAAGACGTCAAGGCCCGTCTTGCAAAAGCCTCCGAACTCGAGAACGCGCAACTAAGCGAACTCGAGAAGGCCAAGAAGACCGCGCAGGAACTTGCGGGGGAAGCCAAACGCGCACAGGCCTACGAAGCCTCAATCAAGAAATACCTTGAGGCCGAAGAGGCTGCCATTCCCGAAGGCAAGCGCTCACTGCTTGATCTCGCGCCAGAGCAACCCGAAGCGCGCCTTGAATGGCTCGCGAAGGCAAAGACAAAAGGGCTGTTTGCCGAGCCGCCTCCGCCCGCACCCAAGACCGAAACGCAGGCTCCCGCGCCTCGAGAAGCCAAGCCTGCCACGACGATGGCGCCAGCGGGTCCTAGCAACCCGAAGCCGGCAGGAACGCCTTCTCTGCTTCAGCAGTACTTAGACCTCAAGAAGACCAACACACTCGCCGCTGCCCACTTCAGATTGCGCCACGAGAAGGCCATCGAAGAAGAGCAGCGCGCCAAGAGTGCGTAATTCACCGCGCTCCAGCAGCGCATAGGACACGAACATGGCCGAGCAAGTAGTTAATACGTCGTTGGTTTCTGCGGAGTTCACCGACAAACTCTCTGAAAGACTCCTGCTTGCGCCGGACGTCGATTTCGTCTTCGCGCGCTGGGCATACTCCGCTGCCGTGCAGCAGGGATTTAGCCAGGCAGATGGCTTTGACCTTGCCGCCGCACAGTTGCGGGATGGCCGTATCGGCGATCGAGGCAACGCTGCCAACATCGACGAGGCGATGTCCATGGGCATGGGCGGCCCGCTGCTCATCTCGATGGGCATGGCCTATCCGGACATGTTCGTGATGGTCCAAGAGGCCAAGCTCTCGGGCGACACCATTAAGATCAACCGACCTCGGTTCATCGATGGCGCCACCACGGAATCGTCCCGAATCCTAACGCCCGTGAACAAGCTCTTTGGGACGAACTCCCAGGGCTTCACCGTGGATCAGGTTGCCGTAGTGCTTAAGGAATACGGTGGCCCAGGCGACGCGAGCGGCAACGTGGTTCCGATCTCGCTTGCCGAGTTCACCCGCGCTCGCTCGGAGCACGACTTGCTTCGGATGTGCTCGAACCACCTACGTAGAGATCGGCACAAGCTGCTCGATGACATTACCATTACGCGCCTGATTGCTTCCGCGAACGCCCATGATGTAACCGACGGAACGGGCAACGTGACCCGTGGCGGCGGCGTGACCGCCAACGCGAGCTTCACCGGCAGCGGCAACGAGCCCTTCTCGTTCGATCTGCTGGTACGCGGTGCCGAGGCGCTCAAGACCCGCAAGGTTCCTGGCATTGCACTGGGCACGCGTTGGGTCTTGGTGCTTGATCAGCACCAGTATGCAGACCTGGAACTCGATCCGATGTTCCAGCGCCTTTCGTCGTTCCACCCGGAGTACAACCCCCTGTTCCCAGGGTATCGCCGCGACACCTCGCACTTCATCATCTGCGAATCGAACCGCATGCCACGTCTGACCGCGAGCATTGGCGGAGCCACCACGGCCTACCAGGGTCTCGCAATCGCCCCGGGGATCTTCGGCTGGGCCTCGGGCATGGCTGCGAACGCACGCCGTGATCGCAACGACGACGGCGGTCGGTTCGACCGGTTCGCGTGGCTCGCTCACGAGGGCTTCCAGGTACTTCAGGACACCTACGCCCAGCTCTTCATCACGGACTAATTCACAGCCCCGCACTGTCGTCAGAAAAGGACATCAACCATGCCTCTTTCTCAGTCAGGGCTGCAATCGCCCTCTCCGTACTACCAAGTGCTCGCTGCGGCTGGCATCGCGAATGCCGCCGCGAACACCACGGCCGTGAACGTCAATGCGTCAGTGACGCAGAAGGTTCAGGTCTTCATCAACTTCACGGTCGGCTCGCTGACCAACGCGATCTTCACGCCTCAGCTAAGCGTGGATGGCACCAACTGGCACGACGTAACCTCGCCGGGGGCTCTGACCCTTACGGCCACCGGCAAGAAGTGCTTCGTGGTGGATTGCACAGGCGCCAAGCTCTTTCGCCTTGCGGTCTCATCCACCGGCACGATCACGAACAGCGCCGTCACGATCGACATTGCCTACCAGAAAGGCCAGTTTTCGAACTGATGGCCAAGGACGCTGAGAAGAAGGCACCGAAGCCCTCGGTGCCCGCGTCTGTGCCCGAGCAATCGGCGCCGGCGCCCCTCTCGGAGGCACAGCACACGCCTACCGAAGGCGCGTCGCACGTCTCAGAGCATCGGTCTGAACATGTCGACTGAACGGCAGACCTTCTCGAAGGTAGGCAGCGTGACGGTCCCGGCCGCCACAGAAACCGACTTACTGTCGGATGCGACGGGCCTTGATACTCGCAAGATTGACAGCCTTTGCGTGGCCCTAAGCAACACCGGCTCACACGATATCGAGACGCTGACGATCTATGAATCACCCGTTGGCACGACGTTTCTGGCGCTCGGCCAGAACTTTGGTCCACTACCAGCAGGGTCCACACGCTTGATCGAGATGCAGGCGTTTACGGGTGCTAGGGCGCGACTGACTGCAACGAGCGCCTCGGGCACCACGGTCGCTATCGAAGCGCGCGGGGGTGAAAAAGCATGATTGTCCTCGTGGACGGAGTACCTCAGCCCGCCGCAACGCCCGTTGGTGGCCCGCTAGCCGCCAATCTCGACGCGGCTGGCAACAAGATCACCAACCTTGGTGCTGCGTCATCTGCCAATGACTCTGCGCGTAACGGCGACGTGGTTCACAACACCGGCAACGAGACGGTTGCCGGCATCAAGACGTTCTCGTCTGCATTCAAAATCGCAACCTACACCGTCGCAACATTGCCTGCCAACGCAGTCCGTCAGGTCGCGTATGCCTCCGATGGCCGCAAGGTCGGAGAGGGATCCGGCTCTGGCACGGGCACCTTGGTCTACAACGACGGCACGGCATGGCGTCGCGTGGGTGATGACACCACCGTTGTAGCCTAAACATGGCCTTCACCGATCTCGAGATTCAGGAGATTAAGCACTGGTTGGGGTATTCCGACCTTACCGCGCTTGCACGCCCCTACTTTGACATCGCCCAGGTGTTCGAAGTGGTCGTGCAGGAGAACATCAATACGTTCGGTGAGGGGTACATCCGTAACACGCTTTTGCCGAGAATCACGAAGGTCGACACGGATATCTTCAAGAGCCGCAGCCGATTCAAACTCGATACGCTGGGAGACTTAAAGCTTCGAGACAATGAACTCTCGAAGCTTATCTCTCTCAAGGAGTATCTGCTCAACGAGCTGAGCAAGGCCCTTCGGGTTCCTCGCGCGCAGCCTGCGACCGGTATCGGATCCAACCTTGAGGTCTACTAATGGCATATGCCACCCTCGAGAAGTTCGCCGTGTACGGTCTGCCCAGCGGCGCGTTTACCGAGATCCCCGATGAGCAGATTCGGCAGCACCTGCAATCCAATAGTGACCAGGCCGACGTGTGGCTTGATTCGCTAGGAGGATACACCACGCCGCTATCGAGCTGGGGTGAGGACCTAACCCGATCCGTTTGTCAGATGACGGCATTCACGGTGCTCAGCTCGCTTCGTGGATACAATCCCGAAGGCTCTGATCGGATCATCAAGGAAGCGCACGACCAGGCCATCCGAGATATCCAGTACATGGCCGTGCTCAACGCGCCGCATCTTGTAGACGGTCCATAAGACACTTTCGCGAGCAGAAGTGAGTCACGCATAGGCCGTACGAGATATAGCGGTCACCTTCGAATAGGGCTGCCATGTGGTCGGTTAGCTCCACCCACCCGGGCGGCAGTCTCGGTTGTATGGCAACCACGTCGTGAGCTTCCGAGCGGCTTTCCTTGGAGCACACGGCGCATTGGTACGTAATCGTAACGGTCTGCATTCCGCCTCATTAGCATGAGCAACGCCGACGCATTCCGCGAGTTCGCCAAGCTACAGGCGCAACTCGCGGGCCTTGCTAACGGTCGCGTAGCACGAGAGATCCGCCAAGAGGTCGCCAAGGAAACCGTCCAGCTGATCAAGACGGACTTCCGGGCCGAACGCACACCCTATGGCAGCGGGTGGCCCGAGCGAAAGAAGCCCTATCCCTGGCCGATGCTGCGCAAGAGCGGCCGGCTCTTCGGAGCACTGCTCGACGGCGTACGGTACAGCGTCCGTGGCCTTGCAGTGGTGATCAACCTGCCCTACGCGAAGGCCCAAAACTACGGCTATCCACCACGGAATCTACCCGCTCGCCAGTATCTACCTGACCCGGCAAAGCCCATGCCCGCGCGATGGGAACGAGCCTGGAAGGCTGCGTCCGAACGCGTCCTGAGTCGCTGGCTCGGTGAGCGCGTGAAGGCCGCATAAGTGTCACAGCCCACGCTTCCCATTCCGCCGTCTGCAGACGATGGCATCTCGCAGGGGATCGGCCTTGCCTTGGGTCTGGTCGAGAAAGAGTTCGATCGCCTCGGGCTTTTTCAGCAGGGCTTGAAAGTCGACATCGACGTCAAGGCTCTCTACGAAAACAACTCACCCCCGAGAATTGTTTGGATCCCCAGTGATGACCAATTCGGACCTCGCGGCGCACAGACTGGTAATCCTGCTGCTGTTGCAACGTGTTTCGCTGGGGTGCGGGCCCATATCTGGGGCAAAGATCGTTTGGCAGCTGAACAGCTCCGACTTCTCACCGTCGGAACCATTATCGCCGTTGCATTGGGCAGCATCCAGCACGGCGTAAACGGCTTTCACGGGCACTGGCTCACGCAGGAAGAACGCGTCGCAGGCTGGAGTCGCCTCGGTGAGATCTACGTTCTGTCCTTTGCCTTGGCGATCCCGGTCCTAAAGCCGGCTCTTGAAACGTTCACAGTGAAAAACTTTGCGACTGAGCAACTCGGAACGCCCGGTGACGGTGTTCTGCAGTGTGGAGAAGAGTAAATGGCAGCACCGAATGCAACGTTGACGGTCCGGGAAAACGGCCTGAACCTTCAACCCCCGTCCACGGCCGGTCGCCACGTCAAGATGGGTGCGTCGTCACAGGGCACCGTTGGCACTCTCTATGAGTTCAACACCTACGATCAGGTGCGCTCGACGATTGGCTACGGGCCACTTGCTGACGCAGTAGTCTTCGCCCTAGGCGAACTCACCCAAGGCGTAGCCCCTGCCCCCGTGCTGGCCATGCGTGCCACGGCAAGCACCGCGGCCACGTCAGGCTCGGTGACACCGACCCGCACGAGCACAAGCACGGGCACGGTCGCAACCACCGGCAGCACGCCCTACGACTCCTACTCCGTTCAGCTGGTTGTTGTGCAGACCGGTGCGCTCGGCGCCGGGACGTTCAAGTATTCGCTGGATGGTGGCGCTCACTTCTCGCCCGAGATCGTGATCCCCAGCGGCGGAACGTATGCGATTCCGAATACGGGCATTACGGCCGTCTTTACCGCGGGCGCGGGTCCGATCATCTTCGAAGCCGGTGACTTGTTCGCATGGGCCACGGTGGAGCCGAAGTGCACCACCACGAACCTGAACAGCGCATGGACCTCCCTGTTGGCCGATCCCCGCACCTGGGGATTTGCTCATGTGGTGGGCGTTGCAGCCGATCAGACGGATCTGGCCTCGCGGTGGGATGCGATGTCGACGAACGTCAACAACGCCGCGGTCCAACGCCGACACGTTCGGTGCTTCATCGAAGGTCCTACCGGTGTTTCTGATGCTACGCTGATTGCCGCCATGGCGATCAAGCAGAACTCTCGCATGGTAGTCAGCGCCGACGTCGAGGACCTCACCGTGCCGGACACGGGGAACAAGTTCCGGCGCTCGGTGGCCTGGGTGCAAACCGCACGCGTAGCGGCCATTCCGATTCACGAGGATCCCGCGCGCGTCAAGAGCGGCGCGGTTTCGAGCAACAACATTGCGCTTGTTCGAGACGAGAACATCACGCCAGGGCTTGATGACGCGCGCTTTTCCACGATGCGCACGTGGCTCAAACGCTCGGGTCTGTACATCACGAACGTCAAGCTCTTCAGCGCCGCAGGGAGCGATCTTCGGTACATTCAGCACGGCCGCGTGATCGATGTCGCGTGTGACGTCACCTACTTCGGTCTGGTCAATCAGGCATCGGAAAACTTCCGCGTCGATCCGGTGCCGGTTACCGATCCTACCACCGGACTGAAGTACAACCGGATCTTGGAGCAGGACGCTCGGATGATCGAGTCCGAGATTCAGGAGCTGCTTAATGATGCATTGCTCCGACCTGGGCACGTTAGTGACGTGAAGTTCGCGCTCTCTCGAACGGACGCCGTTCTCACATCCGAGACGCTGACCTCTTCGGTCTCGGTGGTTCCGCTCGGATATGCAAAGGCGCTGGTTTCTACAGTCTCGTTCGTTAACCCGGCTCGTCTCGCCACAGCCGCCTAATCACCCAACAACCTAGCTCTCGCGAGGATGCGTCGATGGCTCTTCCCAACAATCCATTGATCAATGGGCTGTACCCAGACTTTTCTGTGATCAACATCTCGATCCCTGGCTTTCGTTTGCTGGGTGTCGGATGCACAGAAATCAATTACTCGTTTAAGAACGAGCCTGGCGAAGCCGAGGGTACTCAGCAGCAAGTGCTTGGGTTGACCCCCGGTCAGTACCGAGCCGAAGGGTCGATCACGCTGCACAAGCGGTGGGCCGGAGAGCTGCGAGAGGTGCTGGCTCGTCGCGGCGGCTTTTTAAGCCAGCTGTTCAATATGGACGTTCAGTACGACATGAACGACGGTCTCGGTCCAATCGAGGACAACCTCGTCGGCTGCAAGATCAAGAACGGTGAGAACGGCCACAAGAGTGGCGCGGATCCCCTGGTCGAAAAGATCGATCTCTACATTCTCTACTACTTACCTGATGGCTTAGAGCCCCTGGACAACATGAGGCTGTAGGTCTGGAGACCCCTGCATGGATCAAGCAACGATTGACGCGCTCAAAGCCAAGTACGGCGACATCTACGAACTGACCGCATGCGGTGAGACCGTGATTGTCCGCAAGCCGTCCAAGGCCGCATACAACAAATACCGTACCTACCTGTTTGATGACGAACGCCGGCACACCGCGATGGAAACACTGCTCACCGATTGCGTGGTGGATCCAGACAAAGAATCCTTCTTCGCCATCATCGATCGGCTTCCCGGGCTCGCAGAGACTTTCGGGAGTGAGTGCGCTCGGCTTGCCGGGAACACCAAGCAGGTCGAAGTAAAAAAACTCTAGCGCTGCTTCGCTCGGCTGAAAAGAGCACGAGCGTTGCAGCCAAATGTGTCGAAGCAGTCTGCCAGCAGCAAGACAGCCCGGAAGCCGAAGTGGGCTATCACCTGATCGCAACCTTTATGCTTCGCGTATCGCACTTTCTCAAAGGTTAGCGTGAGCGTTCAGTTCGCCCTCGATATCATCGACCGCATGTCCGGCCCTGCCAACGTGGCAACCCGGGCCATGCGGTCGCTTGAAGACGAACTGAAGCAGGTCGACCGCGCGATGAAACTGGTCGACAAGCAGGCGCTTAAGCTTAGGTCCTCGCTTGCGATGCCGGGTCTTAGTACTCAGCAGCGGGCGGCGCTACGAATGGCATCCCAGCGTCTTTCCGTAGACCGATTGCAGCTCCGGGCGGCGCAAGACCAGGTACATGAAAGCCGGCGTTTTGGCGAGACGGCCCGGTCGGTCTTGGGCAACGTTGCGACGTGGGCAGCGGGCGCTACGGCAGGCGTAGCTGCGCTCGGTTTGTCATTTTTGCACGCGGCCGGGCACATGTCCGACCTTCGCACGATCACGATGAACTTTCTAACGACGCAGATGGGCGCGCACGAAGCCGCAGACCAGATGCGTCGGCTCGAGCAATTTTCAACGATGTACGGCGTGAGCCTGGAGGAGGCATCGACCAGCTACCATCGCATGGTCGCCCAGGGCTTCAATACCAATGAAGCCATGGCCATTATGCAGGGCGGTGCGGACGTGTCGACCGTGATGGGACCCGAGGTCTGGGAGCAACTCTCGCGAGACCTGGCGATCCTAAAGCAAGAAGGAACGGTCGACACCCGTCACCTTCGGGCTCTGTCCTTTGCAGGCGTTGGCATCGGCGATGTCACGTCTGAGATCGCCATGGCCCGCAATCAAGCGACCGAGGCGCAGACGGGTCACCGCGGCACGCTCACGGGCCACGACATCATGGAGATGGTCAAGAACCGTGAGATCACGGGCGAGGAAACCATCTCCGCAGCCCTCCGGGTCATTCAGCAGCGGTTCAGCGGCGGCCCCAATGAGCGCCTTGGAACTCGTGCGGTGAATCAAGCCGCAACAACGCTAGGCGGAAGCATCAACCGGCTCGATGCCCAATGGCACGTGTTCCTTTCTCACGTGGGCGACGACGGCGCGTTTCAACCAGTCATGCGGTTCGTCAATCGAATCACCGATGCACTGGCTAGCGCCACAGTCGAAGGAAGTGCATTTCGTACGGCCCTGAAGCCGCTGCTAGATCAACTGGACCAGGTCGATATCGCGGGAATGATCACACGCGCGGCGCAGGCACTGCCTGGGTTTATTCGCGGCGCCACTGACGCCATGGGGCTTGTGATCACAATTGTAGAAAGACTGACACAGGCCAACGATATCCTGCATGGTCGGGCTGTCGGCAATCTTGGCGAGTCCATGACCGAGGAGCAGCGCGGCGCCGGCGCTGGAATGCAGCAAGCCCCTGTTGAGCAAGGCGGCTGGGTCCAAAGCATGTTCAACTGGTTTGACCATCCGCTTCAATCGATGCGGATGGACAACGAGCGCTTGCTGCGCGAATCCGACGCGACCGGTCGGGACATGGCCGGACGCATTGAACAAGGCTTCCGCGATCGCGCGCAGATTCATAGCCCGTCCAAGGTGTTCACGCGCCTCGGCATGAACATGATCGAGGGCTTGGCGCGCGGCATGAACCTGCGTCTGGACGAGGTTGAAAACTCCGCCCAAGCGATCATGAGTACCATGGACCGCGAGATTGGCGGCGCCACCGTAAAGACCGTGGGCGGCCGATCGGTAAGCATCGGCGATATCAACGTAAGCGTGGATGGAAACAATCCGGACGCTGACGAGATCGGCCGACAGGTCAAACGACACCTTGCAAGCCTGATCACCGAGATCTCTAGCAGCCAGGGCGTGGCCACCTAATGCCTGCTGAACGCAACGTCATCGATACGATGCTCGCCCTCAGCGGGGATGAGCCCGCTGCCTCGGCGCCGCTTACCCCTTTCGAGCACGCGTTTGGGGAGTTCCAGCCCGATTACCAGCGTTGGGACCAGCTGTATTGGGGCTGGTTCGACAATGCCGAAGCGATTTGGCCTGTGGGACGCGTCAAGGTCACGGTCAAGCTCGTGCGGGACATCCGTGCTCCAAAAGCTGCAGGGAAACACGGCGCGCGCTTGACCGATCGCGGCAAAAAACCCAGCGAGGTCAAGATCGAGGTGTATCTATGGCGCCGTGACCACTTCGCGGCCTTTACGATTACCTGCGAAAAGTACGCAGCGCTGAAGTCAATCGAGGCGACGCAGCACGCCATCAAGATAAAACACCCGGAGACGGTTCGGGCCAAGATCAATGAGGTTGTCGTCAAGTCGATCGAAATGCCGGAGATCGAAAATACCTTCGGGATGTTCAAGGCTACGATGAACTGCGTCGAGTTTATTCCGCCACCAAAACGGAATGCTGCGGGACATACACAGACGGTCATTCAGCTTCCGGCATCGAGAATCGATCGACTGGGGCAGACGAACCGGGCTCCCGTCGAAGCAAACCGATCGGTTGCGCCCGCGACCCCACGAGACACCGAAGGTGTTCCCGCTTCAGGGATTCCTCAACCGATCGCAAGCGGGCTGTAACGTTTCGTGAGCGACCTCGAGATCAACGACATCGCGTGTCTTTCCGCCCGGATCTCATTCCCGCGGATTGGCCGCTGGACCGCGGATCTGATGGTCGACACCGAAGAGGAGATCACAGGCACTGCTCGCATTGTCAGCGGGGATGGCGCACTGGATCTCACGGGGACCGTGCAGCATGGCGGTGTGTATGCTGCCTATGCCTCGGTACGGGTCGTGGGCGGCGCCGGCGGCCTCGATCAAGAAGTCACGCCCGTCTACTACAGTAGCAGTCCGCTCCGAGTTCCTCTAACCGCCCTTCTGGCCGCAACTGGCGAACGTTTATCCCCACGGTCTGACTCTGCGATCCTAAGCCGCTTCGTGCCCGCTTGGGTACGAACACGAAGCCTGGGCGGTGCCCTACTGGCCAGCCTGATGGACGTAGCCGGAGCCGACTGGCGCGTGCTCGATGACGGTACGATCTGGGTGGGAACGGATACTTACCCGGATGTGGTGGTTGATCCCGTCGAAGTCGACACGCTCCATACCAATCCGTCCGAGGATCACACAATCCTCACCGGCACACCGATTCCGCCCGTTCGACCGGGCATGACGTTCGAAGGGCACCGCGTTGCGTACGTCGAGTATCACCTTGGTGAGAACGTACCGGCAGGCGCGGAACTCGACGTCTGGTACGAGCGGGACAACGCCACCACGGATCGCGTCCGGTCTGCGCTGTCTGCGCTGATCCGGCACGAGACGCGGGGCACCGACTATCACAAGCTTTTCTTGGCGCGGGTGCTCTCGCAGTCGGGCAACAAGGTCGATGTATCGCCCGATTCGGGTCGTCTGCCGACGCTTTCGGGCGTGCCGTTGTTTGGGTTTGCTCCGGGGATTGAAGCGACTGTCACGCCTGGTTCAAAGGTGTTGGTGGCCTTCTCTGACGGGGATCCAAGCAAGCCTATCGCGCTACCCGCCTGGGAAAGTGGGAGCACGATCGGGGTGCCGGTCAAGCGCTGCGGTGTTCTCTCGGGCACGGCGCCGTCCAGCGGAGGCCCTGTGACGTTTACCTACGTGGATCCGGATGGCGCAACCCATTCGGGACCATTGGTCGAGCTGAGCGGGAAGATCACTAGTTTGTAGACCACCGAGATCCGACATCATCCTGCATGACTGTATCAATGTGGTTTTCGTCGAGCTGTAGGTTTGCGTCAAACTCCACAAATCGCCCTGATCCATTGCGAGCACGCACCCGACATGAAGACTCCCACCACATCCATGTTTGCCACGGTGCACCGAAATTGTCGCCGCGCCTTGGCTCGGTGCACGAGATGACTCTTACGCCTCGCGGATCCTTTAGGTTCTCTCGCTCATAAGTAAGCAGCTGTCGCATGATCTGCCGTACGGTCAGCGGCCGTATGTCTTCATAGAGAATATTGGTCACGCCGTCGGCCATCACGTTTACAGAGAATAGCAGCACCATACAGACTGGTATTATCACTTTCACTTACTCACCCATGCCGCGACCGCAGCGCATCGGATCGCCTAAAGCCGTCATACGGAAGGCTTCATTGGCTATTCCCTTCCCGGCCTAGGCAATCGGCGCGAATGGCTCAGAACTTGAGCCGGCTACCGTGACCGCTTGGCCGCAGCCCTCTTGGGGACTTGCTTGCTACGAGTGCCCTTGTCCCGCACATGCACTTCTAGTCGCATACCAAGGGCATCCGAGGCCTTCACCATGGTCGCAAGGGTTACCCCGGTGTCATTCGGATCCAAGAGTCGGTTGATCACGGTTCGGCTCGTGGCCATACGATCCGCAAGAGCCTTCTGAGAGACGTGCTTGAGTTCCATGGACCTGCGGAACTGCTCGGCAAGGATCTTCTTGCTAGCCAGCGTTTGCACTTCGCCGAGCTCGCCGAGCTCTTCAAAGAGCGATTCAAGGCTTGAGCCAATGTGCTTGTTTTTCATCGCTTCCCCTTCACCTTCTTGAGCCGTTCCTTGGCCGTCTTGAGCTCACCGGCCGGCGTCGCTTGGGTCTTCTTTTGAAAGCCGTGCAGCGCCACAATCGTGGTGCCTTCGACGCAGAAAAACAGTCGGTACTCACCGCACGCAGCCGTGGTTCGAAGCTCGTGCAGGCCCCCTCCTAGCGATCGGACGCGCGGCATACCCGTCGGCCAGAACGCCTGCACGTACAGCATGTCTGCTCCGATTTCGTGCCGCGCTTCTCTCGGAAGCCCACGAACCCACTCCCGGGCGGGTTCGTTGCCGGTCTCGCTTCGGTACCAAGCACACGTGAACTTGCGCGCTGTGGGCACATTCTATGTGTACCTTTTTCGGTACACCTTGTCAAGTGACCAATGACCGTTGACTTCGGCACAGATCTTTCCCTGCAGGACGATGTCAGTCCTGAGTTCCCGGAGGTTACCGGGCTCGACGTACTCAAAGAGGCTTGCGTGCGTCGTCTTTCGACTCCGCAAGGCGATCTCTTTTATGACCCGGCCTACGGATACGACCTCACCGGGATGCTCTCGGACTCGTACACGCCGAGCGACATCGCTCGCATGCAAACGGACATCGTTCGGCAGCTC